ACGATAACAGCAGAGGACACAGCAGAGACAAAAAAAGAGTATCATGAAGGAGATATTGTAGAATTTCATGGAGGCACCCACTTTACCTCTTCCTATTGTGATGCCAAAGGGTATCCAGCAAGAGCAGGGCAGGCAAGGATCACAAAGAAAAATGGATCATGGAAGGCCCATCCATGGCATTTGATACATACGAATCAGAGCAGCAATGTATATGGCTGGGTAGATGAAGGTACTTTTGATTGATAATAGTACATTGGAAAGGAGAAGAATAGACGTGGAAGGATTTGATGGGCATCCGGGGACAGGCAGACTGGCAAAGGTTTTGTGTGACAGAATAAAAAAAGAAAATGTTCATCCGCTATATTTGGATTTTGGGGAGATTATGGCAAATGGAAGCCTGCTTACAAACACTTATCCAGTGTCAATTCCAAAGGGAGAATATTCCATTTGCAGGCAGCTTACTCTTGGAGAGACAGGGGAGAAGCTGACAAAAACAAAGAAGGATGGGCAGCATCCACATCCGGGCGTGGGGCAGGGAGGCAGCGAGCATGAGCATATTGTTGTTATTCCAGAAAAGATGAGAAGTATAAAGGCAGGGGATCGTGTCTTAGTGGCATGGGTGGAAAATGAGGCAGTTGTGGTGGATATTGTAACAAAATAGAAAGGCAGGCTATATGGCAGAGAATCCTCTTGTGGTGGTTCAGGTACCAGAATTTATTGAAGACAGCTTAAAATATGATACAAAATACAGGCGCACAGTAAAGTGGGATGTGGAGAAGGGAGATTTTGTTTTGGATGGAGCAAACCGTATGGTGGAGTGTTTTGGTGAGGAAGGCTTTATGATCTGGTGTTTGAAGATTGTACAAACAGAACGATATGCCTGTCTTGCTTATCCAAACGAAATCGGAGCAGAGTTAGAGGCTGCTTTAGGGGAGGATAAGGAAAAGATTGTGGAATCTATGGTAGAGCGTACGATAACAGATGCATTGAAAGTAAATCCACGGACAGAATCGGTAAGTCATTTTTCTTTTACTTGGGATGCGGATGAGATGCATTGTTCTTTTTTAGTTAAAGGAATGGATTGGGATAAGGCATTTCAAATCACATTATAAAAGAGAAAGTTTTGTAATTAGTCTGAGAGAAAAGAAAGCCTTTTCTATGAATTAAAATACATTAGAAAAGAGAGGAGGGTATATGCAGCCTAAATTTATAAACCCAGATTTTATTGACAACAACAGTGCAGAGGAGATCCATGCAAGGATGATGTTAGCCTTGCCTAGCGATATAGATAACATGCCCGGTGGATTCCCCTATGATTTTACAAAGCCAGCAGCGCTGGAAAAAGATGAATTTATTAATTATCATTTGGTTCGGGCATTGATGTTGGCTTTTCCACAGTATGCTTGGGATCAGTGGCTGGATCTGCATGGGCAGCAGGTAAATGTAATCAGGCATCCGCCACAGTATGCATCTGGCCATCTCACAATAACAGGAGTACGAGAAACAGAAATAATCGCTGGCACCATCTTTTGCACACCTGCTACTGACAGCGCGCCCGCCATTGAGTTTTCGGTGGATAAAGATAGTGTGATAGGAGAGGATGGAACCTGCATTTTAGCTGTGACTGCAGTGGAGAGTGGGGTCCGATCCAATGTGGCCGCAAATACTATTTGTATTATGGCAAGGCCCAATAAAACCATTGCCTCTGTTGTCAATGAATCTCCCATTACAGGAGGAACAGAGAGAGAAAACAATGATGATTATTATGACAGAATTGCGATTGAGTATCTCAATAGCAGGACCTTTCTTGGGAATGACAGCGACTATATTCGCTGGGCAAAAGCCGCTGGAGCGGGGGACTGTATTGTAATTCCAACGGCAGAGGGACCGGGTACGGTTAAGTTAGTACTTGTGGATGCCAATGGGCAGCCGGCCAATGAGAAATTGATAGAGGAGGTATATGAGTATATTGTATCTCCCAAAGATCGCACCAAAAGGCTGCTGCCCACAGCATGTGCCAAGCTGGACTGCGTGGCAGCAATTGCATTTCCGATTTCTTATACCTGTACAGGATTGCTGCTAAATGATACAACGGACATCGAACAACGGACATCGAACATGTAAAAGAAGACTTTCGACAGGCAGTTCGTAAGGTCTACGATGAGGCGAAGAAAGAAAGTCTGCTTCGCTACAATGACATTCGCCCGCTGCTTTCATCCATTGTTGGGGTGGAGGATTTTGACACATTTCTTATCAATGATGACATGGTAAATATCCGTTTTGCAAGGGAGGAATATCCTGAGACGGGGGATTTGCAGTTTAGTGAGGGAAATGTATGAGTACTGGATTTGATTTGGAAGAATTTCCAACCAGCGAGAGTGCAAAGAGGCAGTTATCCTATGTGACAAAGGGATTTTATGACACTTCTTATATAGGAAAGTGGATCTATCAGGTGATGGGGCTAGAGTATGATGAAGCCAAAAGAATTGTGGAGGAGCTACCATTACAATTCTTTCCAGAGACCGCGACATGGGGATTAAAGTACCATGAGATAAAATGGCAGCTTCCCATACGGGAAAATCTATCATATGAGGAACGAAGAAGGTTCATTTATCAAAAGCGGGATGCCAAAGCGCCAATGACACCCTGCCATATGGAACAATACTTAACAAGGCAGCAGGACTTTCGTGTCCGTGTAAAAGATTGTCACGATAATGACGGGGAGGATATGGGGCATCCCAATATTTTTCATGTTATCTTTTCAGGTGAGGGTACAGTAAATGCGAAGCTTGCCCGTAAATTGTTAAATCAGATAAAGCAGTCTCATACTACCTACTTGATTTATGACAGGATGGAGATTTTTCTTCAGCAGATCATTGAGGCAGAAGCACGCTTTGCGGTCCGAACCGATTGCTTTCCCCGTTATAATCTGCCCTTCTTAATGTATGATGGCACAGCACGCTACAATGGTAAATATAAATACAATGGATGGAAAACAGAATCTTTGATAGATTTGTATCCAACGAAATTGTCTATTCAGGTAGATACAAAACCGAAGATATATTTTCTGCCTCAAATCAAGTTTAAAGAGATCATAGCTAATCAGCCAGTGACAGAGAAAGACATACGACTTGCCTGTAAACTATGGACAAAACCAGAAATAAAAGCAAAGGAGCACTTAATAATACAATATCAGTCAGAGGCAGAAGTGCCACAATATAACATTAATCTTACAGTAGGGTATCATTTGACAAGGTATAATGGGGAATATCAGTATGATGGCACAAGAAAGCATGAAAGCCGGATTTATCAGGAGCTGATTTAAGGTGGAAAAAAAGAGACAGAATCATTAGAAATGAGGTGAGTAAACAGTGGCAAATGCAGTAATTACAGAAAAAGGAAGGGAAAAGCTTTGCAGGTCCCATGCAGGGGATCGTTCTTTGCCAAAGTTAAAATGGATTGCATATGGAAATGGCGGTACAGATGAAGCTGGAAACCCTCTTCCCATGACAGGAAAGGAAGAGGCTTTAAGAAACGAACTTTTAAGGCTGGAAATCGATGCGCATCAGTATCCCATCCCTACAACATGTGAATATCGATCTGGTATTGGAAAATCAGATTTGGTCAATATCTTTTTGTCTGAGCTTGGAATCTTTGATGAGGAGGGAGATCTGATAGTATATCGAACCTTCCTGAAAAAGGGCAAAGATGATGATATGTTATTTGATTTTTCTATACAAGAAATGTTTTAAGGAGGAGCAGTATGGCGAATTTACCAATTTCAAGTCCTCCTGTATTTACGAGTGAGATTTATCAAACGAAATCAGAGGATTTGATAACAGCAGAATTAGAGAACATGATAAAAGGAGCACTCCTTAATAATGATGTGTATCTAAGGGAGTGGTTAAAACAAGTAGTATCCAATCTGGATAATGGGAGCTATTCGATTCCATGGGAAAAGGTTACGGGGAAACCAGCAAATTATCCAACAGCATGGGGCAACATTACAGGAAAGCCATCCACCTATCCTACCACATGGAGCAGTATTTCTGGAAAACCTTTTTCCTTTCCACCAGAGACACACTCTCATAGTTATCTGCCGCTCAGCGGAGGAATTATTACTGGCAACTTGACTGTGAATGGAAATATTACTGGTAATCTTGTTTATAACTCAGTATGGGGAGCGGACTATGCAGAAGGTTTTTCTTATGTTGGAAAGCGGCCAGAGGTGGGAGAGATTGTAGAGGCAGCGGGCAGGCGCTGTGTGGCTAAGGCAGGCAGACATTCTTATAAAGCGGTTGGTATTGTATCCAACAGTTATTCTGTGCTGGCAGGATGCCATATAAAGGAAGTGAGAAAAAAGAAAAAGATAGCAGTCGGATTAATTGGTCAGCTTCCTGTAAAAATTATTGGAAAAATCTATGCTGGTGACATGGTGATATGTGCTGGGGATGGGATTGGCATGGCCGCTTTAAAAGATGTTATTTCGGGCACTGTGGTTGGCATGGCGCTTGAGGATGGTGAGAAAGAAGAAATCAAGACGGTACATTGTTTAATACGAATACGGTAAGGGAGGAATTGCTTTGGATTCAAATATTACATCGGGATATTTTATTTTGACAGAGAATTGTAATTTGCGCTGTACCTATTGTTTTGAAAAGAATACAAGGGCGATAAACAAATATATGTCGAAGGAAACAGCATTTCGGGGAATTGACTTTTTATTTCAGGAGGCTATTAAAAATCAGACCAATCCCATTAATATTACATGGTTTGGAGGGGAGCCTGCTTTGTGTCCTGGTCTTATGTCTGAGATGATGGATTATGCGGAGCAGCAGGCAAAGGAGAAGGAAAAAGAGGTCACATACCATCTTATTACGAATGGCACTATCTATAATGAACAGATAGAAGAATTTTTGGAGAAATGGTATGACACAAAAGGAAAAAATGTTACCATACAGCTTTCTATCGATGGGATTCCAGCCATTCAGGATAAGAAACGACCATGTGCAGACAGCAGAAGACAATCTTCTATTTTGGTAAAGGAAGCGGTTGCGAAATATAAGAAATTCTTTGCGGATCATGAAATACCAGAGGATAATCTTCATATCCATGCTTGTGTGTCAAAGGATTCTTTGCCGTTTTTGTACGAATCTTATCAATACTTTACAGGGGAGCTTGGGATTCGCAATTCCAGATTTAGCTGGGTGATAGAAGATTCTTGGGAAGATTCTGATTTGGAGATTTTTTCTCAGCAGTTGGGGCTTATCACCAGTAAATTATGTAGGATTACCACGAACAGAAAACGCTTTCCGTTTAAGCATTTTCATCAGTGTTCTGGCTGCAGTTCAGGCAGGAAATTGGTTTGCTTTGATACAGAGGGAACAATATATCCTTGTCATAGATTTTTCTTCTATGATAAGGCGAAACGAAAGGAGATGGAATTAGGAAGCTTATATCATGAAACATCTCTAAATGAGGAAAAGAGAAAAGCATTTATCGAGTTTCGAGATGAGAGTGTAACGAATCGGCCATGTCAGATCTGTATTGCTGTGAATCACGAGTATACAGGAAGGCTTGATAGGATGCCCAATGATTTTAGTGTTAAGTTTATGTCGATTATCAATCAATATTTTGCTCATTTTTCAGATGTCTGTGAAAAAAGGCTGATGGTGGAAGCAATCAAAAAGCTGGAAAGCAGAGTGACAAAGCTGGAAGAAGAGAATCAGGAGCTTAGAGAAAGGATAGAAGGAAAGGCAGACTTAGCTCATACATAAGGGAGGTAATTGGTATGGCGATAGCAAGGGGAAGTAAATTGTCTGCTGCCGATATGAATCAGGTAGTGCGTGGTGTGAATGATACCTATCATCGCTATGGTTTTTCTGGTGGAGCAAGCCAAGTAACAGCAGGTGCAAAAACATCAAAGTCACATTTTATCAGCCTGATCCAAGAAATCAATGCTTGTATAGGGGACAGTATAGACAGGCGTTATGTGTATTATAAGGGCGGAGCAGTATCAACGATAGTATCTGACTATATGCTTGCCAGTGATATCAATGCGCTCAGTGCTATTCAAAAACAGGTGTATGATGATTACTGTAATTGTGATAGTGCATGTAATTGTGATATTAACTGTTGTAATGCAGACGGCTGTGGTTCTCATGGCTGTGCTTGCAATTCGGATGGTTGTGACAACTCTTGTTGTGATTCAAACTGTTGTGATTCGGATACATGTGGGCAGGATGGTGGTTGTGGAATAAACTGGCAATGTGAAGATACTTGGGGATGTGGCAAAGATTGCTGTGATGAAGACAGTTATTCTACCTGCAACTGTGATTCGGATCAAAGCTGTTCCAATGGTGGAGGTGGATGTACAGACTGTTGTGATGCTCATATGTGCAATAACTGCCGCTGTGATATTGACTGTTGTAATGCAGACAGAAATCGATAGAGAAAAGAAGAAAGGGAAAAAAATATGAAAGTAATCGTGAATGGAGAAGAGGTAGTAAAAGGGGTTATAAGTATTAATGAAAAAAGAATGACAGGGTATGGGGGAGAGGACTATGGGATTAGTATTAATGCAGATGCAGCTCAGAACAAAATGGCATTGACAGAGATGGAAGATATATTTACTGAAGTGAAAAGTCTGATTGTTGTGAAAGAGAGTGGAGAAGAGATGGATTATAGTCAGTATTCTAAGTTATTCCGAGTGGAAAAAAGAGTGTCGGATGAAACGTCCTCTTTAAATGTTATTATGGGAATAAAATAGCGAAGTAGTTATGGCATCCAAAAGGGTGTCTTTTTTTGTACGCAGGTGCACAAAAAGAAGATAATATAAAAGAAAAAGGGTTATTAGGGAGCAGGGGAGAAGTTCTTCCTCTGCTTGATTTGTGCAAGGTTATATAAAGATTTTGAGATGATAAAAAGGAGGAGATGTGTTGGATACGCCGATTTTGAGAGCGGAGCATGAGGAATTTCGTCGTGCAATGGAAGTGGAAAATAAGAGACTGGAGGATGAGAACAATCGTCAGAACCACAGAATTGAGGTTTTGGAGAAAAGCACAGAGCAGATACAGATATTGACAAGTTCTGTGGAAAAACTGGCTGTGAGTGTGGAAAATATGGTGAAGGAGATGGAACAGCAGAATGATCGTTTGAAGACATTGGAGAATAGAGATGGGGAGATGTGGAGGAAGGTGACAGGGTATCTGATCACGGCTGTTCTTGGTGTTGTGATAGGATATATCTTTACACAGATCGGCATGTGATGGAAGGAAGAGAAGGATGAAGAAAAGAAAAAGTGTTCGAACAATGGATGTAATTTTGCTTGTTTTGGCGTGCTTTCTATTTGTGTTTGTATGGTTCCTCCTATGGCTGTATTACAGAACAGGAGGAATTCCAGATACTCTCTGCACTTGTGTCTTTGCCATATGTGGAGGAGAATGTGGTGTGATGGGGTGGATTAAGACCACTAAGGAGAGACAGCGGGAACGGGCGTATGAGCTGGAGGATAGGCAACAAGAGGAAAATATAGAGAAGGAAAGAGAGGGAAATCTATGATATTTGATGTATTTTTGATGATACTATTGATTGTTTCTACATTGACAGGATTGACAACGGAAGCCATTAAAATGTGGCTAAAAGAACATAAAATTGGATACCCTGCCAACACTCTTGCAGGGTATGTGGCAGCGATGTTGTCTATAGCGGTGGGGACAGCGTACATCATTCTATCTGGTGTTATGATAAATGCACAGGTAGTAGTGCATTTGGTATCACTTGTCTTTTTGTCATGGTTGGTCGCAATGGTTGGTTATGATAAGGTAATTCAGACTATCACACAGCTTCGAGGAAAAAATAAAATGGAGGAATAGTAATTTATGGGAAAACCGATTGGGAAGGAAGCATTAGAGATGATAAAACGCTTTGAAGGTTGCCGTTTGCAGGCATACAAATGCCCAGCAGGTGTATGGACCATCGGATATGGGCATACGGCAGACGTAAAGCAGGGACAGGTTATTACACAGGCGCAGGCAGATGCGTATCTTATAGCAGACTGCCAGAAATTTGCGGATTATGTGGATAATCCTTCTTATGTACCAATAACAAAGAGTATAAATAATAACCAGCGGGATGCCTTAATCAGTTTTGCATATAATTGTGGAGCAGGAAGTTTAAGGACACTTTGTAAGGGGCGCACAGCAGCACAGATAGCAGAAGCAATCCTTTTATATGACAAAGCAGGAGGAAAAGTTCTTGCAGGATTAACAAAGCGGAGAAAGGTAGAGAGAGAACTGTTCTTAAGAGCTGTAGATGAGGCAGCTTCCAGTGCGCCAATAACACAGCCATCACAAGGAGGAGAAGAGTATAAAATGGATATAATTAAAAAAGGAAGTAAGGGTAAAGCAGTCATGATCTGGCAGATCATCGTTGGAACAAATCCAGATGGAATTTTCGGAAGTGGAACAGAAGCAGCAACAAGGACTTTCCAGAGACAACATGGCTTGTCTATGGATGGGATTGTAGGAAAACAGTCATGGAAAGTAGGTTTAGAATCCTTATAGAAAAATAGAATTTAGTTTCAAAAAGAGTAAACCTTCACTGTTATTTGATATTTCACTTGTTTACTGGACAAAGGGAATACCAAATAACAGTGAGGGTTTATTTTTTTGCTCAAAATGGGCGACTTCCATTTCTACTAGGCTTTGGGTCCTCTCAATATGATGAGAGCAGGTACCGTGTCAATCCCCTATATCGGGTTAATACCATTTCTATTCTTGCCTTTCAGAACCCACATGAATACTGGATTCTAAGCCTCATTTTCGAACGTAGTTCACAGAATATTCTGAAATCAAGGCTTTTTAAGCTCATTTTTGGGTTTTTGAAAAATTCCCCTTTTCTTCATTAATAAATCAAAAAATAAATTTGTTAAGTAGATTTTGAGCTGTGACAGAAAGATGCATCTTATACAAGTGCTACAGTTCAGCTTACCCGTTTAGTCAGGGTTTCTAACATCGGCTAGGCTGAACTATAACACTTGATAGAAAAATTGTTTTTTACTCTTGACAAAAGACGAGTAGTGTACTATAGTATATTTGAAATTAAAAATGATTTCATAAATAATTCTAAATCTGAGGTGTACCATGGCTTTAATGAAAAAAGAAGTAGTACAAAAAACTTATCGTATTGATAGAGAATTAGAACATTCATTAGAAAGATTAGCGAAAATATTAAATAGATCACAAAATGATCTAGTGAATTATGCGTTGAAGTTGTTATTTATAGATAATAAAAAATGGTTTTTTGAAGATTATATAGAAGAAATTGCTACAAAATTAGTTAATAGTAATGATGATAATAATATATATGTCGGAGATTATGAATTTATTTTTCAGAATGGAAGACCATGCCACTTGATTATAAAAGAAATAAAAAATAAAGAGTGTGTTAAAATAGATTCTTTTGATATCAGCTATGGACCGGGTATGATATGTGAGGTGAAAAAACATATAACAGATATCTTAAAAGGGTTGTATGAAAAAAAACCTAATTTTATAGACGATTATATTTATAAGCATGTAGAAATTAGTGATGTATCGGAGTAATTCCTTTACATAGAAAAAACCAAGCACACAAGATACTTGGTTATTTGTTGAAAGTGTTGTCACAATCAACTGGTTATAATACTATCTCGACAATAGAATTATAACATTGTGGCATCCCTTTTGCAAGTGATTTTTTGCGGAAGGAGGGCGGGAGTATGTATATCCTGAGAGCCAGTATTACTTTAAAAGACGGTAGTAAGATCTATGCTAAAGATTATGGTAAAAGAGCCTTTAGGATTTGGATCGGTCCGGGTTCTGAACCAGTAAAAAGTAACTGATTGATATAAAAGAGCACTTTTACCAGTTGGAGTGTCTTTTGTTCTACTAAGAAAGGAGTCAAAAGGCATGGCAAAAACAAAATCAAGTGTCAGAGGGACACAACATAAAAAGATTGTAGTCGTGAAGCCTTATAAGAAAAAAGGCGGTGTTAGGGTACGAGGTCATAGAAGATCTACGCCAAACTAATGTATGATAAAGGGATGGGCTGTTATCTGATGATGGCAGCTCATCTCTTTTGTCTGTTGAAGTTTGCTGAATTATGTGATAAACTTTCTGTATGTGATATTAAAATGATAATTGTATTACTTTGTATATTTTATACTAAGAAAGGGCGTAAAAATGGAAATCTTAGAGAAAGCAGGAGAAACAGCATTGGATTTAGCAAAAAATGAAGCTTTTTTGAATAAAACTTCCAATATTATGAATATGTTATTTCCGTATGTGGGATTAACAAAAAAAGCGTTGGATATGTATATTTCAGATGTTGAAAAGTCAGATATGCCGAGCGAATCCAAAATAATTGCTGTTTTAAATGCTAAGAATACAATAAGAAAGTTAAAAAACCAAAAAAATATAGCGGAAATAGCAATTAATACAGCTAAAGACGATACTGATTTTACGGAAAAATCAGGAGTGAATAGAGAATGGCTTGAGAGGTTTATGGAATCAGCAGGGTTTGTGTCAGATGAAATGGTTCAGATGATGTGGGGAAAAATCTTGGGAAAAGAATTTGAAGAACCAGGCTCAACGCCGTTTAACATGATAAGAATTTTATCTGAAATAACACCAGCATATGCACAAGCATTTAGAAAAATATGTAGTATGCAGGTGATAACAGTGGGATTAGATGAAAATGATGTAATTAAATTTGCACAGCAGAACATAGTTGTCCATTATAAGAAAAACGGAGAGAAATTTAAGGATTTGGGATTGACATTTGCTATTTTAAACGAGTTAGAAACTCTTGGGTTAATAAAGTTAGATATATCGAATGGTTATGCAATAGGAATAGATGAGAAAAAGGTTTTATTATATATAGATGAAAAAACATTAGAATTTCAAGAACATAAGGAGAGTACAATACCTACGGGGAATGTTCTACTTACTGTTGCAGGTAAATGTTTGAAAAATATTACACCAAAAGAGGTAATAGAAGGGTATTCTGAATTGGTAAAAGAATATATGAATAATAGTTATGCGAAATTGAAGAATCATTCAAAATATCAGGTGATAAGAGATGGAGATAAGATAAGTTATAAGAAATTAGAGCAAATATTGTAATGAAGAGGAGAACTGCTTTTGATTCTAATAATTTTGACTTGTACAAATACAAGAGTATTTTTTGAAGAATATGGATAATAAATCCTATAAAAATCAGAGAAAAGGGCCATTTCAAATTATCCGTCTAGGAGTTTGGATAGGGAAAATTTTGACCGGAGATTCAGTAAAATTAAAAGTTTCCGGTCTTTCTTTTTGTCTGGTGATATTGATATGAAATGGATATTTGAGATATTGTTCATATATTTCGTGAAAAGGAATTGATTGAAATCCTTGTCGAATTATGTTACTATCTTCTTGGGACTACCAAGATGGTAGGCGGTTGCCCTCTACGGAGGGACTGTGACCCTCCGATTACATAGAAACCTGAAAAAGGAATCTTGAGAAGTGAGGGCTAAGCGGATGTT